CAGGCGAATAGGGGCATGCTGCTTCTTTGAGGAAATTGGTGTAGCTATTGAACAATTCCTTGTCCAAAATCACTACATCATCCCCCAAAACAAAGAATTCATGATCGTACCTCCGACCCAAAAGGGTCAGAAGTACTAGACCATGAGTTAGCGTAAATGTAAAGAAAGAAGGGTTAAAGCCTAATGGCTGACCTTTCTTCCAAACAATCGCGCCTAAATCCGAACGCCACTCACTTCGCGAAACATCGCGAAAAAGTTTGACATAAGGATTATCTTTGCCATAGATAGCTATCAAAGCTATCTCTTGGAGCTCATACGGAAAGTAGTCGGTTGCTGACGATAAGTCTACTGAGTAGACAGTTTCGCCTTTGGCCAACTTCTTTTGAACGTATGGCATAGCCTTGCCTTGATCGTGGGTACAATCCCAATCAAGCGACCGTACAAGCTCACTCAGATCTTTCTTTAATGGCTGCGAAGCCACCTGGAAGAGTCTGAATGGCGAAGCAATGCTTCGCAACTTGTAACCTGGTTCCTGAAGGAAATGCACCTCTCCGCCCACCATAGGTCCATGATCAATATCATCAACATGTACGGCATCGCAAAAGCCGCGCACATCAACTCCTTTGAAGACATGACAATAAATGTCATGCCATAGGGATTGAACATGTTTCCATGTCGCATCATTGTCTACGAGCGTTAGCTCGATTAACATTTTCTGCGATTGTGGTACGGACCCAAGTTGATTCGTTGGAGCTCTCCTATTAGGAGAACCCCTCCAGCACAACAAAGGTTGAGGATTTCCACGAATGGTCCGTCCTTGGACCGCTGCTCTCACCGTCTTCTTAAAACGACGGATGAAAGGATCCGGCATTACTACCGGACAAGCGTTGACAGCTGTTAAGAATTTCTTCTTTTGATCTTCGGTAACTTTTATCGAGGACCAATGGGAGTAAGCCATAAAGGCGTTGAGAACTTTAAAAAAGTTCCTATCGTTCTTCAGGCCCCACCGTAACAGACTGCCAATAACGCCCTTGATCTCACCTCGCCTATTCTTTGCTAAAGGATAGGTCTGATGGGACTTCGAGCGTAGCTGGATAAGTGTAAGTTTCAGAGATTTACATCTCTTAACCGTCCACTCTTCCCCGCTACAAGCAGTCCACTTAAGTAACAACCCCACAAAGGGGTTAATTACATAAGTTGGGACGCCAATGACAGAGAGTCGCAACGACAAACTCGATTGTGAGCTCCTTTCAGAGTTCATACAGTGGTCCTTTCTGGGCTTAGAGCCCAATGGGATTCCTGTTCAATCAAGTCGTAGTCGATACGACCTCGGGTCAGATAGACTCCCGAACTACCTTTAGTATGGAGGTGAAAGCATGGCATCTTTGGTTCATGTCTGCTTAGAGGATTCTTCTCTCTTTGCGACTTGAACTATTGCGGGTACTTTAATGCTATCCAATGCATTACGTATCGCATTAGCGATATAAGCACGGACTTTGATAACATTATCATCGGTGAGCTTAAGGGATGATCCCAAACCAGGGACAATATCCTTGCCATCGATTGAATTAGTTACTTTGTCCAACGCTATCATCGCTTCTGCAAGTTGTGATGCGCGATAAACACCGCGTATAACCGC